TTCTGTCTGCTTTGTTGATTGATGAGAGAGTATCAAAAACAGTGACTTTTTGAATATCACCACTAACTGGTGGGGGAGCATCAACTCCCTTGACATTGACAGTCTTTGTTACCCTACCTTTTTCTCTGTATTTCTTAGCGTATGATGGAGGATTATCTTCATCATAGGATGCATCCAATCTTCTATCAAATTCTCTTTTCCAAATAGTATCACCAACTTCGATGTCGGTGACAGCTAAACCAGATGTCCTCGGATTATCATCATACTTATATTTGATTGTGATGGATCCACTGCCATCATATATTATCTTTTTACCATCCGGCGAAAATCTAGCATTATTTGTTGAACTTAGAATACGGAATGATGCATTCTCATCAAAACTTGGTTTAATATCATCATCGATAACAACTTCACGAGAAGATTTTTGCTTTAGTCCGGCACCTTTTGACATGCCTTTGTATATGACAGCAATCTCGTTTTTTGCTTCCTGAGTTTCTACGGTTTCAGTAACAACAAGTTCTCTTTCCTGAGGTATATTAAATAAGTCAACTCTAATCGTGTGAGTCCCTTGACTGACGAACATTTTAAACTTGTCAGGTCCACCCCTAAATCTCTTTGTCTCTAGAACCAACTCATTGTCAATGTATACCTGACTGATGTTATCAGCCATTGCCTTAAACTTATACTCGCCGTCATACGGAAAAGATTGTTCCCATTCAAAAGTATATTGTATTCCTGCAAAATCACTGCCAGGAACATTGGATGGAGGAACTGGAGAGATTGCATAACGATTCATGAAACTATCATCAATCACCGTTCTTAGTTTCTCAGGTTTGAAACCCTTATCATCACCAAGAGTGTAAATGAGTTGATATGTGTCGTGACCTCTTATTTTATCCCTGTTACTAGCGGTAAATATTCCCTGTTTGCATTTGATTTGCAAATCATCATTGTCGTTCGCAGACTTGGCAAAGTCGCAGAAGATTGTGTCACCCTTTGCTTCTTTTTGTTGACCATTTGTTTTTATTTCTTTTGGTTTTTTACCAAGTTTACTAGCAAGACCTTGCTCAACGCCTTGCCCTTTGTATCTTCCAGTTGAAGTAACAAAATACTTCGTATTTCTTTTTATCCGTTTAATGACCTCGGTTTCCGTGTTTTCTTTATAATCATCTGCCTTAATGGTAAATTTATGCGATCCATCTTCAGAGGCAAATCTAAATGCCATACCTCTATTGTGACCACCTGAGGTAAAGATCTTGAACTGTACGTCCTCAAAGTTTTTTGGATCACTAGAAGGCACTTTGACTTGTGCGCCACCCCATGCATGGTGAACAACATCATATTTCGTTCGGTCTTCTCTCCCCTCACCTATAACTCTAAGTGGAGGATTCATCCTCGTAGACCAGAAAGGTTTTCTATCCGCCTCTCTCAGTCTTTTCTGATAGTCAAGGACCAATCCTCTGCTGGGATCCTTATCTTTACTAAAGTAAGACTTTGCATCAAACTTATTGACTTCTTTTCCACTTACGTCAAAAACTGGTGAGTTTATATTTTCACCAGGGTCACAAATCTGATACTCTTCAAAGTCAGTTTCGGCATCATAAAGAATCGTGCCCTCACTTACGTTACCTGTAAATGCCTGTGCGACAACACCAGCACCAATGCCTAACTTATCAGCAAAGTTCACTTTAGGTGGATACTTATAACCAAAACCACCATGTGTCACAATGGCACTTAAGATTTTACCATCATTACCAACAATCGGGACTGCTCTAGCACCTACTCCACCACCTCCAGACAAATTAATGGAAGGAGCACCAGATCCCGATGATGACATGTCAATACCTGAACACTGTTCCTCAGGTTGTAAATCGGCAATGGTGAGTGCATTGACCTCATTAATATTGAGGTATTTCACAAAGTCTCTAGTCTGAAGAATGAACTGAGTGCCAGGATCTTTTTTTGCAATCTCATTCGCCTCACACTTGCCAATACCCTTGAGATATCCTCGTGTCGTAGAAATATATCCAACACGAATCAGATCATCATCTGCTGGTTCAAAGATATTAAAATTAGATGTTCCAGAAACAGAGTTACTGATCTGATCTGCTCTGATCAATGGCTTTGACATTTATAAATGACTTCTAAGCACTTTTATATTCATATTTATCAGAAGTCCAGAGCATCGTCAAGACCTGAGCGATCGCCTCGGCGTGCCCTTTCAAGTTCGGCATCTACGTCTGATATTGTAGTTCTATCAGAGCTTGGAACCTGAGGTTGTTGTGCTTGTTGTTGTGCTGCAAACTCTCTTTCCTCATTTAGTATACGCAAGTCTTCACCAGTTGCTTTGTCACCAACTTGAGGTTTATTAGATACATCAGGAGTATCGGGTGTTGGACCAGCAAATCCTGGATCTGGATCTGTCCCATCAGCACCACTATCAGCGTCAGCTACTGCTTTATCTTCAGTAGCAGGATCTGTAATCTCAGCGTCTGGTTTGCTACTTCCACCACCACAGAATGTATATTCGTCAGAGACTGCCTCATTTGGTTTTACTTCACATCCAAATACATCAAGACTTAAATTATTGAATAGCATGGCAGCTCCCATGCTTGTATTAATATTTGGTAACTGAGTGAGTCCCCCCAAGATCCCAAGACCTTTACTCACTTGATCGGCAATACCCAACACTCCAGATACTTTATCTGATATGTCATTTAGGAACTCATTGACACCTTGAAGCATAGTATCATTGTTTTCCTGTATCTCTCCCATATTGGTAACAATAACACTCGCCATAATATCTTCGGCAGCACAAGTCGGAACCACAGGTGTTGTGGGACGATCACCATCACCAAGTGCATTTTGTTTTCCATCTGATGCATTACCTCTTGCTTGTGCGATTAGATTATCAATATCCAATGCATCAAGAAGAAGTCCTTCCAGTTTATTTGAAAGATTATTAGTCACTTTATTATAAAGACAAAGTGCCATCTCATTCATCTCTTCTTTCATTTCCGAAAAAAGATATCTCTCACTTGAAGGTAATGCAGATACAACTTTAGTCAACTCTTCATTCAGTTTCTTCTGTGAGTGCGCCATCATTTGATCCATGATGGGCTTGGTATATTTTGCCATCACCTTAGATGCATCCTTGATTAAGATCTGAGGATTTTGACTACGAAATGATACTGCATCTGCATAACTCGTAATCGAGTTCATATATTTACTGATCTTCTCAGTCACTTTCTCAATCTCAGTCTGCATATTTTTAATAGAAGACTGAACCTGGTTCTCAGGTGTTTTGAGAGGAATCTTTTCGCATATTTTTTCTTGACCTACAACATCAGATGCAGTAGTGGTATGAGGTTGATCTACTGCCTCTATTTCTGCGTTCTGATCTCCCTGAGGTTCAACTACTTTCTTGTCAGAATCTGGTGCCTCAACCGGATCATCATGAAATAAATCATTATTGAGATAACCACTTATTCCGTCAAAGTTTGTTGTTCCCTTCTGTAATCTTGTCTTACCATTATTACCAAGAACTCCCATGATGACAGGGACTTGCATGTCTGCACCATCAAGAAAGAATCCAAATACAAACATGCCCTGACGGATATTTGGTGTTTGGAATGATGATGCCTGACCTCCACCTGCAGTAACAGGATACATCACCTGTGCCCAGGGCAACTGATCAGAGGGGATACTCTCTTCATCTCGGTCATGAAGACCAATAATCCTTACCTTATATCGATACCCCCATCCATCACCACCTTCTGGGTTATCACTTTTTGTTGAGACAATATTATCCCTCCAGTAAGAATCGTCAGGAACCTGACCGATCCACCAGTTAAAACTTGATCCAAGAAAACCTGGGTTAAATACCGAAGATGACTCCATCAATCGTCATAAATTAAGCATTCTGGTTCAGATGGATTCTGATCACAGAAAAGTTCCAAGTAACTGGGATCATGATGATCTCCATCTTCGATTTCTTTCTTATGGTGTTCTGCGTATTCTTCTAGTTCATGCAGTTCGCCTTCAATGTGACGACGCATTTGTGGATTTGTTGTGGGATCTTGAAGGATTTTCTTATCCTCTTCAATATGCTTTTCTATACTTTCCATTAGTTCTGCCTCTTTTTACCTGTTGAATCTCGTACCAAGTTAAGTCTAGTGACGGTCTCGCTCGGTGTCACTAAATGTGTGAGATCAGATATAATATATAGACCCCCATCCATCTTACTTTTCTCCTTTGTTTTGTCAACCTCAAGAAGAGGAACATCAAGATGGATAGCATCTCCAGCGTGTAATGAAAAGTCCCCAGGTATTGTTATCTGTGCTTCAAAACTAAAGAGTTGATTGTATCTCATTATTGATTGATTGAGAATATCTCTATACTCAAAGTTTTCCTCTTCGGATTTTTCTATTTGTTGATCTGTATTGCCTGTTGGCAAGGTGCCTGTATCTAAAAGATAATAAGTTGTCCTTGAAAACTCTTTTTCTTTTCCTGGTACGTTGAACTCATCGTTTAACTTTGGCAGTTTTTTGCCCGCAAGTTTAAGTTGCTTTTTATATTCTTCAGCATTAGGTGTGATAACTTCATACCTACACTTAAAAGGATCAAACAAAATAACTTTGTTTGAAAATGACCCCATCTTCAACTTCTTTTGAACATCAACAAGATTATCCTTACTATAATCAAGTGCCTTAATATCATATCCTTCAGGGAGTTCTGAAGTTTCATTGAAGATTATTCTTTTCTTAGGTTTTTGTGAGCACAATCCATCAATTGATTTGAAATGAAATCCCTCTGATGTCTCAAAAAATAGATACCCTGCACTCTTTCCTTTCTTTTGATTTTCTTGAGAGATTGCCTTTTTAGACAACCAGTTGATAGTGTAATAGGACTTTTTGTTATTGGGTATAAAGTTAAAATTATTAGATACATCTTCAATATTAAGCTTCTTTTTTGTTCCTAATCCATCAGGAAGTTTTTCTGTCAATATAGTCTTAATGTGTTCCGATATTCTTCCATCAAATCTTGAACGCAGTCTGATTTTTTCATTAAGAATATATTCTTTTGACACTAGATCAACAAAAACAACTCTTTTTCTTGTGTCCTCACCCACAGGAGTAATCTTATTGACATACATGTCAATATCTCCGAGTTTCACATCATTATTATCAGTTATCTTGAACGTCGCTTTCTCTTGACCGACAAGTGGAAGTCCTTCCATCACATTCTTATCATCAAGACCCGATGTGACACCAGTATCTACAAACTCCACCATACAGTGTGGTGTATCATGTAAAATACTTTCACTGTATTCAAGTTTTACAAAACCTCTACTTTTTAAATCAACTTGTTTTCCACCACCCTCGTTAGATGCTATAACAAACTTATTCAGGTTTGATGGTAATACTTTAGTGACTGTGGATTGTGTTTCGGTTGCCATGTCTTATCTCCTATGCTTATATTTAACCTATGAGTAAAGGATTGAGAACGGATCGTAAGAATCACCACTCTGAGTCACAGGAGCAGGTGATGTTGTAGTTTTCTGAACATATGAAATAAGATTTCTCTTATTGACTACAACAACATTTGAAGCTCTTTCATCTTCGTATGATGCAGGTTCCTTTAAGGTCGAAAGATCTTTTGTCATTTGATCGCCAAGTTTCACAGTGCCAGACTTTGCACCCCGTATATCACCATGACCAGTTTTAGAGATTACATTTCCATCTTTATCTAAAAGAACAGTGAAGGCACCATATCCACCACCTTGATGAAACTCTAATGAACCACCATCAACTGTTGGAGATAAAATCTCTGCACCCTCAGCACTCTTTCCAAATCTCGTCTCACCCATTGTAGGGATATAATAATCCAGACTATCAAACTTACTATGACGAGAATGTGAGTGAGCACCAAATGCTTTATTGAGTAGTGCTGCTTTTTGTTGAGGAGATGCATTGACATCATACACCATACCTGCAACAGCAGAGTTTGAAAACTCAATCTTTCTTCCCCTTGCAGCATAACCTCTTGCAAGTTGATCGACCATTGCGATCTTTTGTTCCATTGGCAAAGACTTCAAAATCTTTGTATCAATATGATACTCATCGCCAACACCAATGCTTCCTCTGGGACCAGTCTTTAGTCCAGTGTTATATGCACCATTAAGTAAAGTATTGAAAAAATCACCTATTCCTTGATTATCAGATGTTTTTGCCTGTGCCGGCGCTCCAGGCAATACTTTCTCTAATAATTCTTTCGCTTTGTCACCAACAAAATCAGCTGCTTTACTAACGAAATTACCTAAACCTAAAATAAAGTTTTTGATTCTCGTCAGTAAACCTTCAAACGGTTTAAAAGCGCGAGTAATTAATGATTTTTCAATCCATTTCGCGAGATTGATACCAGTTGATACATCTATATTTCCAACCAGTTCACCAGACTTAAATCCATCTTTGAAGAGAAGGTTTAAACCAAGAGATGCATTTCTGTAATCTGAGTTTTCAGGTCTTTCCCCTGTCAACAGTTTTGCAGATAATGCCAGGATGGGACCAAAGTAATCTAACTTACTTAAATCAATGTTTTCATCTCGTACCAAATCAGCAGCAGTTTTACTGGCGAAAGGTCCTTTATCACTTTGATCAAAGGTGATTGCCTTAGGTCTTTCTGGGGGTGGTTCTGTAAGTTTTCTTCGTGACTTCCCTTCACCTATCATTCCACCTTCATTTCTATATTCAGTGGTGCCTCTTGACCCCCGCTTAGAGAACAAAAAGTCAAACAGAGCACCGCCAGCCATATCACCAAGCACACCACCAGCTAATCCACCAAGTAGACCACCAACAACAGGAATAACATTACCAATTATACCAAACGCACCACCAAGAATACCAGCACCAATCGCTTTGAACGCTGCTCTTCCAGGGTGTTCTCCTAACATCCAACTCAAACCAAAGTCTATGAGTGCGCCAATGATGGGAAGTTTAAACTTACTAGTAAACCTTCTAAGACCTTTCAGGAATGATGTTTTCCTGGATGGAGGTGCTTTTGCAATCGCATCAAGGAGGTCATCCTCACCAGTTCTTACACTCCTTCTTATCTTTGGATCAAATCCTTCCATCTGTGCAACTTGCTGGTCAAACTGTGCTTTACTAAATTTTTCCATTTCGAGATCAATACCAAATCTCTTTTTGAACTCTATGTCACGAAGTTGATTTCTTTTTTGTAACTCAGTAAAATAGTTTGCTTTAGCTTGACTCTTTTGATTGGTATTTAACTTAGGATCATTATCAATGCTATCAAAAATAGCATCATCAACATCAGTCATTCCAAGTTCTACTGATGGATCAAACTTAACGATCGCTGATCTCTTCTTTATTTCAGATGCTTTAATCCTTTGACCTTCTGCCCTTGTAGATTCTTTATAAATCTTTTCTGCTTCAGGACCAAGAAATCCAGGAGCTCTGAATCCTTTTCTTTCAAATGGTCGAGTTACTGGTCCTGCACCAGCACCTACGGGAGTTGATAGCACCTCTTTAGTTGTAAGCTCAGGTGCCGCCAATGTTTTCTTTCGTATAATAAGTCTTTTCTTACCCTGTTGCACCTGATCGATGACAGTTCGCATCTCTTCAGCTTTAATTTTTTTCTTAGCAAACAACTCCTTTGCTACATCTACACTTTCCTTTCTTTGCAGTGCTTTGAGGGCACGCTGACGTATTTTCGCCTGTTTATCCTTCCTAAATCTTAGAAATTCTCTTATAGAAAAAAGTTCTCTGGTTCCAAATTTTCCTCTCCTTCCTCTCCTTCCTCTTCCCTTCTTCTTTCTACCTGGTCCATCAATGTCAGGACGCGGACCCCTACGACGACCACGACGACCTCTTCCAAATCCATCATCATCTCTGCCTCTGCTTACCAAAGCAGACAGTATCAGAACATCAATGAGAGTTGATATAACTCCAGAGAAGTTCTCGAATATCTCTAATGTTTTTTCGCCACCAACAGCTTTAATGAATCCTTTTGTAGCATCAGCTGCTGAGTAAGCAATATTAACAAAAGTTCCAAAGGCATCAACAATCCCCACACCGATTGAAGATACAAAATTAACAGCTGCTCCAAAGACTGGAAGAAGTTTGCTCAGAGTGGGAAGAAAATCAAGTAATCTTGCTGCAAAGAACCCTAGAAGAATCTTACCGATGAAGTTCTTAAACCATCCAAGTATTCCTACTTTAGGAATAGATGGACTTTTTTTCTCAGAGGGGTTCTTTAACTCTTGGTCATTCGTTTCAATCCTATCTTCTTCTTCTTTCCTTTGGTTTTTTTTATCTTCTGATTTCTTTCGTTCAAATCTTTTTTTGTCATCAGCCAATGTTCCCTTTAAGATATTTCCTACCTTAAGAATCTTACGATTTACCTTACCATAAAAAACCGTCGTTACTACGCCGATTCCCTTTGGATTTTTCTTTGGAATAAGTTTTTCGTTATCAATCATCTCAACCTCCTATTCCCATGAGAGACATCTTATCACTCGATCGATTACGAAGTGTAGGGGTGGTATATGAAAGACCACCTTCAGATCCAGACTCACCTAAATCTAAAGTCTGAGATTCTGGTTCATCCACCATTATAATTTGAGGTTGTGACCTTGATGGTGGTCCAGGTATCGCAACAGATGGGTTTTGTTCAGCCATTTTGGCACCATATCTACCTCGTATACTAGAGGTTGGGAATGCTTTATTTACATCATGGATTATCAGTCCCGCAGCCGCTAACATTCCTGTGGGACCAGGAACCATACTTGCCGCCGCAAGTGTCGCTCCAAGTTCATCACCTTCGGATGCTCTAATCGCAGTCTCAGCTGCTCCTAATCCAAAATTAAGACCAGGAATGAATCTACCCAACGCTCTGCCAAACTTTGCAATAGGTCCCATCTTAGCAGTTGTTCTTCCCATGTTTAGTAGTTGCTGTGCCTTTCTACTTCTCGTATACTCAGTCATCGCATTTTGAACAAGCCTTGCACCTTTAGATGCTTTATCCGCAGACGTGCTCATCTCAGATAATCCAAAAGCATTAAATGGTAACCTTGTTCCAGGACCAGATCCTTGGGACATGGCAAGTGGTATTAGATCTCCCACATCACCTGCTTTGGATGATTTGAAAGTGTCCATGAATCTTTCAATCGCACCTCTCCCTGCTGAACCACCTTTCTTAGAAAATGCTTGAGCAGCACTCGGAATTGCGTTAATGTTTGAAGTTGGAGCAGCAAAAACATTTCTTGTTCCGAATGTATTTCTTCTGGATCCAGGAAGGAATCCTCCCTGACGAATGCTTCTACCTGCAGATTGTGATGTTCCATGGTATCCAAGTTCAAGCGTGCCTCCAAGTCCGCGTCCACCCATACCACGGGTGCCCTGCAACCCCTGTCTGGATGCCATACCAGATGCTCTAAGCACCGTCAAAGCAGTTGGATCAGGGATCATGGGATCTCCAACGGGACCCCCACCCTGTGCATATATTGTATTTTTAACAATCCTAGGAACGTTAGTGCCTCCACCAGAGGCATTCATTCTCATGAGATTATCAACACCTATTTTTTGAACTGCTCCACGCGACATGACAAACTCACCTTCTGTGAGCATCGCTGGAACTTTGTCAATCCCACTTGGTCCCTCTACTTTTCCACCACCAAAGAATCCAAAAGCATTTTTACCTGAAAGGATATTTTCCTCAGCAGATTGTGCTAAGAATCCTCCTGCAAAAGGAATCTCCTCTAATGCTATCAAACCAAGCGTGCTCACCGGAGAATCAAGACTTGCCTCCCTTAATGCTTGATTTTGATTTAGTATTTGAGAATCAACTTCAGTGGAGTCTGTAGCAGCATCATCTCCATCATCAAAACCACCACCAAAAAGACTGCTGATACCAAATAATCCTGCAGCTGCTGCACCGATCTGCAATCCAGTGGCGATACGACTACCTCTTCTACCAAGAAGAGACCTTGCCATACCACCTGCTCGCTTGAATCCCATCTTGCGAAGCAGTAACAAAGTGGCAGCTCCCAATCTCATGCCACCTCTGATGATGACACTGGATAGTTTTCTTATTGCTTTACCAAACCTTGTACCAAATAAAATGTAAAGACCCAAAAGTTTAGGTCCAAAATCACCAAGGAATCTAATGATTGAACTTACTTTCTTTTGATTATTTGGATCAGAAAGCCAAGTTACCAACTTGACTAGAAACTTACCAGTAACTAAAGTAATAAAAAACTTTATTATTCTATCAAGCACTCCCTTTACGGGTGCTACAATTTTTTGAGCTGTCTTACTTAACTTTTTGAATCTTGTCTCTAATCTACTCTCTTCTTTTGCCCTAGTATCTTTTTCTTTTTTCTTCCTGTTATATTTTTCTTCTGCATCCTTAAGTTTTTGGTCTGATCTTACTGTCTCAATAAGATTGTCAAGATTTTTAAGAAGATCAACTCTTCCTGGATCAATTGATTTTAAGTTCTCAGAAAGGTTACTGTCTTTACTCTTAAAAATATTTTTAAGAGAGGTTATCTTTCTTGAGTTATTTAAAGAACGTCTATCAACAATGTCAATGCCATTTAAAATAGTTCCAATCTTGTTTTTTCCCAATGAAAAACTCTCAGCAGAAATAAACTTTCTCCTGAGATTTAATGGATTTTTCTTAGTTTCATCGGAAGGCATTCGCTTGCTGCTGCTTTAGTTTTTCCTCTTCAAGATGGTTCATTAACATTGCAACATAGATGTCTCTTTCCCAAGGCATCAAATTTTCTATTTCTGTTAATGAATATTTATGGAACTGCATCAAAGAAAAGTTGAGATTAAAGTAGTTCTCAAGGTTCATATGAACCATGCCTATGCGAAAAAAGACGCTAAGCCCTCCAGCACCACCTCACTTTCAACTTTTGTGTTGGGGTTGGTAACCTTCAGTGTATGCGAAAGTTTAGGCATTGTTTCAAAGAAAGTTTCAATCTCTTTGAACTGAGAAGAATTCATTTGTTCAAGGAACTCATTCATCTCTTTCTTAGTACAGTCGGAAGTAGTCCATACTTCTTCCTCAGTGAAGATCTTATCAACACAGGATGCAATCAGTTCAAATGATTGATCCATTGCATTTTTGTTACTAAGTTCAAAGTTATTTTTAATAAACTGATCAAGAGATGGATACTTCATTTCCATCATGATAGTTTCATCAAGTTTGATTCTCTTGTTATGATCATCACTCTTCTGAACTTGAATATCATCAAGATTGATGGTCACTGAAACTTGCGTTTCTTCATCATCTGGACAAACAATGTTTACCTCAATCTCCTCACCGACTGACTTACCTCTAATGTTCAGGAAAAGATATTCAATGTCAAAGGTAGGAAGTTGTTCTACCTTGATACCCTTTGTTAGCACACAGTTTTTGATAACTGATTTGATGGCGGTTGTAATCTGCTTAGTATCATCACTCTCAAGAGCGATGACAAGAAGTTTTTCTTCTTTTACTAGGAAGGGTCTGTATTGTACAGTTTCTCCTGATGATGGCAACTCAAGTTCATAAGTTGGTGTAGCAATCTTTGGTAATGGCATAATATCCTATAGAAGTTCAGTGATTGTATTTATTATACTCTACCAAGAGGTAGAATAGATGATGTTCCAGTGTTTGTAAATCTACCAGCATCAGGACTCAAGTCTGATGCTGCCCCAAGATCTCTCAATGGGACAATTGGTACTTGTGGTCCCTGAGGACTTAATATTTCATTAAATGTCGCTTGATTAAAAGGATTTTCACCAAACCCTGGTAAAAAGTTATTCTTAATTTCTCCCGTGCCTGATTGAACCTCTGAAAGATTATAGCGCAAGTAAGACATAGTGACAGTCACTTTAAGTAATTGTGACGCCTCATATGTGATCGGCATTGAATTAATAGATACAGGAAAAGATCTTACAAATTTGTATGTTAAAGATTGCCCAGTACGCACAGGTTTTCCAGTTACTTTATCATACGTATAAGTATCTTTTTCAAATTTTTCGATCTCTAATCCTTGCTGGCATGTATATTCAGAGGGGTAACGAAATCTATAGTGATAGTTATTAGCAGATGCTTGGTTAGTTTCCCTTGACAGATCTTCACCCGCAATAAACCTCATCCATGCCTCAAAGTATTTAATCGGTGAATAGTTTTCTGCATCAACGTAAAATGTCAGATCGATTCTACGATCGAAGTTTTTTCTGTAAGCAAACTCCTCCGTGACACCAGTTCTATCATTATCATTTAATGACGTAGCCAGACTCACGCCGGGGAGACTTGCTTCACAACAAAGAAGATTAATTTGATCCTTTAATCTTCCTCTATACTGTGACAGTTGACTTAGTAATGGAGGGACTGGAATCTTAACATAATATTGCGAAGTTTGTGCCGGTTTTAAAAGCGCACTTTTTATGTCGGATATCGACTTTATTGCGTATTCAGAGTCCATCTAAATAGTTTTTACCTTATATACTATGTATGGGAGAAAGTATAAAAAGTAAATACAAACCCTCGCATCCAAGGAAATATAAGGGTGATGCAAGTAATATTATATGCCGAAGCAGTTGGGAACGCAAGTTTTGTAGGTGGTGTGACCTCAACGAGAACATTTTAGCATGGGGATCCGAAGAGTTTTGTATTCCATACATCTCTCCTATCGACAATAGAGTTCATAGATATTTTCCAGACTTTCTAATCAAGGTAAAAGAGTCTACTGGTAAGATCAAAACCTATGTGGTCGAAGTCAAACCAGAAAAACAAACTGCACCACCAAAGAAAAAGTCAAGAATGACAAAATCATACATTTATGAGTGTAAGACTTATGCAGTCAATCAAGCGAAGTGGAAAGCAGCACAAGAGTATTGTGCTGATCGTAGAATAGAGTTCAAGATTATAACAGAAAGAGAACTCGGAATCAAATGAACCGTATCGAACCCATCCTTAATGAACTGAATGGTGGAACCATGGATCAGGAAGATCAGATGGTTATGATCATGGATGCACTGAGTGATACAGTTACGCCAATACCTGACGCTGGAAGCATTTGCACTTTCGTTTACAACGCTAAAACACCTGGAATCAGATACGATCAACACCCACTTGTGGCAGTCACAGATTTATTTGCATGGGGATTTCGTGGGACAAACTTTCATCATAGAGAAACAAGACAATATACATGGAATGAAATTGCAGGTCAGGTCTACATAGTGCAACGTAATGAACTCGACGATTTATTGTCTGTCAGATATGGTAAGTTTATCACTAAATAAGTAAAAAACCATCCCTAATGGCTCAACAAAGGCAGTTTACAAAACCAAGTGAAGTAACATTAGTAGATACCATTACGGGTTATGGCGGTGCTGGCGCTCTTAGTCCAGAACTTGGTAGCACAAAGAAAAAAGTAAATCTTGCTACGATTGTTACTAGGACAAATACAAAAAACGCTGACGGGACACCGGTATATACAAAACAGATTATAAGATTTGATGAAAAATCATCCATACCAAGTGATGGTAACGCAACTTATGTTGATCCTATTACAGATTTAACAAAGAATAGATACCGATCAGGAGATGCATTAGCAGGTCAAGATGCACTCTCTGTATATGACTATGGTGATGGCACAGGAGAACCTGTAAAGATTGGTGAGGTTATAGCGAATGGTAGTACATCTGATAGAGCATTACGACTAGACCCCACTAGCAAAGCAACTGATTTAGAGAAAAAAAATCTGTTTGGTCCAATTTTTGATAGTCAAAAGACACAGATTAACTCTATTAAAGATGATTTTCCACTGAATGATCTTGATCAGAAAGCATTAGATGAAGTTGGAGGAACAGGTAGAAACTTCGCATCAGAGTCCCCACCAGATTCTCCATCGACGCCAGTTAATCCCCAAGATTTTTTGCCTAGAAACCCAGGAAATGCAACTGGGTTTGAAGATTTTAGATACCCAGAAGACCTTGATATAAGCACTCAAGATTCTTTACTCATAAGTATTTTTGATAGACAACCCAGGGGTTTTAAAGGTGGAGTACAACAATCTACAAGTGCTGCTGCAGAGAGAAACCGTGGAGGTAGAGTTGACATTTCAAAAAGGTTAGCAGCGATTATTCTTCCAATACAGGGCGGAATCAATGATAGATTATCTGTAAACTATGACAAAAATGAATTGAACTTCATGCAAGGATTAGCATTTCAAACTATCATCAAGGAAGTGTCAGACAAACAAGGAGATGGCACATCAGGTACAGAAATGTTAACCGATGCTCTTACACAACTTAGATCTGGTGTAAACAGAAAACAAGTTAATTTTGCACTTGGAGCAGCAGCGGCAAATGCCGCTCTTGGCAATCTAAAGGGAAATCAATCAGTTAATACCGTGCAATCTAGATTTAATGGTCAAGTATTTAACCCTAACCTTGAGTTACTATTCACCGGTCCCAACTTAAGAGAGTTTACTTTCCAATATTTGTTTACACCTAGAAGTCAAGGGGAAGCAGGGCAAGTAATCGGAATCATTAAAACATTAAAGAAATACATGCTTCCAAGAACACAATCATCTAATCAAGGTGAAGACTCATTCTTCTTGAAATCTCCAAGGATTTTTAGACTTGAGTATCAAAACGATGGAAGTCCTCACCCATTCCTAAATAAGTTTAAAGATTGTGCTCTCTTATCTTGTGGCGTTGAATACACCCCACAAGGCACATATGCAACATTTCCAGACGGTGTGATGCACGCATATAGAGTGTCATTAAACTTTACTGAACTTGATCCAGTATATGCAGAGGATTTTGAGGAGGGATCTGGATCAACATCATTTAGTACACCTGGACTGAACAGCACTATTAGAGGTTTCAGTTCTAACTTTGGTTCACAATCAAGCGGTTTAGGTTTCTGATATGTCAAACTACTTTAGACGCTTACCTGACTTTGAATATGTTAGCAGACTTCCTGATGCGAAGATCTCTGATTATATCAAAGTAAAAAACCTTTTTAAAAAAGGTGTTATTAGAAGTGACATATTTCAAGAAACGTCTTTCTTTACAAAATACCAAATCATTGGTGATGATCGACCAGACAATGTAGCATCAAAAGTTTATGGTGACTCATTCCTTGATTGGGTTGTGCTGCAATCAAATAATATTATCAATATTCAAACCGAATGGCCACTCTCCCAGATAGACTTTGATAGATATTGTCTTGAAAAATATGGTAGTTACGATACATTATTCAATGGTGTTCACCATTATGAGACTGTTGAAGTAAAAAATAGCAATGGTGTTGTAATAGTAGAGGAAGGCAAACAAGTTCCTTCAGACTTCTCAGTGCAATTCTTTGATAATAAACTTGAGCAAATAATAACTGCAAGTAATATCACTACTGAAATCACAAACTACACATACGAGGAAGAAATACAAACAAATAAGAGAAATATTTTTCTACTCAAACCGATCTATATTCAAGCTGTCAAAGATGATATTGAAGAAATGATGACATACCAAAAAGGTTCCACCCAATACATGAGCGGAACCTTGAAGCGTGCTGATAATATCAGACTATATGAGTGATCACTCCTCAGCGAGTTTCTGGAAGTAACTCAGAGCATCATCTTCGTCTTCGCTAGAAGAAGACTTGGGTGTGATGTCAGGAGCATTGAAGTCTGCTGCAGGTGCAGGAGGCTTGCTTGACTCAAAGTTAGGAGTGAAAGAACCACGACCTTCGCTCTCGTCCTCATAGGATTCGTCACGAACCATGGGGCGAGACTTCTGACCCAGAACCATCTTCAGACGGTTGTCCAGTTGTTCGTAGGTCTTGAACTGGTCAGCAGCAGTCAGTGCTGCCAGAGAATACTCTTTCTTCCACAGTGCTTCCAGAGCATCATCATCCTCAAGGAGAGGAGCAGAGCGATCAAACTCAGAAGAATCATAGTTCCAGTAACCTTGGACCTTCTTCAGTTTCAGTTTGAAGTTAGCACCCTGCCAGAAGTCAAAGGGATTAATAGGAGTTTCATCCTCAAACTCAGGTTGCATTGCTTCCATCACCTTGTCAAAGATCTTCTTACCAAACTTGTAGAGGAAGACTTTGCCTTCATTCTGAGGGTTTGCTTTGTCTTGGACAACATAGATGTTGGCATAGTAAGAGAGCTTGCGCTTCTGCTTACGCACGGTGTCCTTATCAGAGTCAAGACCGCTGTTCCAGAGTTCACGGTTGTGCTCAGACACAGGATCTTTTTGACCCAGGGTAGTCAGGGAGTTTTCAATATACCATCCACCAGGACCCTGAAATGCATGGGAATACATCTTTGCCCAGGGGAGTTCTTCCCCTTCAGGTGCGGGCAGGAAACGGATGACTGCATAACCATTGCCAGTCTTATCCATTTCGGGTTTCCAGAGGCGCTCATCTGCACCACCAGAAGTATTGTTCATCTTCTCAACTTCTTTGACCAGTTTTTGAGTCAGAGAACCAAGAGAGGATTGCTTTTTGAGATCGGAAAAGGACATTCGGATTACCTAAGATTAGTTGGATTTGGCTTGTGTGTACCTTCATATTCTACATGTCAAAGTCGTTGTCGTCAATCTGTTTTTTCATGACATCAATCATCGAAGACATATTGTTAAAGACCACACTCATGTCGGTCCCTCTAGGGAGACCCATCATCGTCGCAGATTCTACGATTTGATCTTTCATCATCTTAGCATCAGGATCATCTGACAAACTCAAGCGAGTGTAGAGAATCTTCTGCTTATCAATCAGTTTTTCTAAGAGATCAATATGGATCAACTTCTCATCGTTGTCCATGCTAGGGAATGAGAATACATTCTTATAAACTTCTTCTTGAAGTTCTTGTATCTCAACCATTTCTGCACGCACTACTTCAGAATCAAAGAAACTCATCTGTCTCCTAAAACAACTTCTTTCAAGATAATTTTATATTTGGGTACATCAATATTTAGGAATGGAGAATACTTCTTCATCTTCATACTGACGGATTCCCACACTGGGTCTGTGAGGTTATCATCCCATTTCTTTTTGAAACCAAGAATATGATTCAGAATCAACAAGGTTTCGATTGACACATTACCCTTCAGGTGTTCCTTCAGGATTTGTGGATGACGTGTC